TTCTTGTTGATTGTAATCAAAACAACCCCACTTACACCCTTCTTCAGGTATAAACAAACTTCTGATCCGTGGTCCAAGATCTTTGTTCCTTGCAGGTATCTGCTGTAAGTTTGGATTATTCATACTAAACCTACCTGTGACTGTGCCGCCCCCATCACCACGTAATTGATTTATCTCTGCATGTATTCTACCTCTGCCAGAATATTTTAATATTGTATCTATAAATGTTGTATGTGCTTTGTTAATCTCTCTTGCTTTTGCAATAGCCTGCACAATATTATGTGGGTGATTAGCTAAAAAATTTTTTGTAAAACTTGGTGCACCTGTTTTTTCTGTTCTATCGTAGGGTAAACCTAGTTTATCAAACACTTTAGCAATAGATCTTGCAGCCCATATCTGTACATCTAATTTTGTTTCTGCATAAACACCACCTAACAATCTTTTTTCTTCTAGAACCATTTTTTCTTTTTCATATTCTGCTCTATCTACGTCTACACGCACACCTAAAAATCTCATATCAACAAGAACAGGAAACAGTTTAGTTTCCATATTAAATATATCTTCAATATCCTGGTGTAAAATTTCTTTTTTTAATTCTTGCCACAACTCCAATGTGAGTTGGGCGTCACGCTCCGCGTAAGCTCCAACGTACATGGCCGGGAGTTTATACATTTCTGCTTTTGGATCTACACCCCAAGACTTTGCAGTTTCTTGTAATACACTTTCATCTTTACCTTTACCTAAATAATCTCTAGACAAACCATTTAAATCATACCTAAATCTATTTTCATCAACTAAAGAAGCAGCTATCATAGTATCTACAATTTGACCTTTTACATTTATACCTATGGATCTTAACCAACAAATATCATACATGGCATTGTGAAATATTTTGATAGAATCTGTGTTCATTTGGTCTTGAAACCATTTTAAAACTATTTTACGATCCATATTACCTCCACCTTCATGCGCTATAGGATAATATGCACACCAATCAATAGTAGCTAAAGATATACCTACAACATCACCAACTTTTACTACAGAACCAGAACCCATTCTTTCGTTTAGATTTGGATCTTTTGTTTCTAAGTCTATAGCTATCTCATCATATTTAGATAAATCTGGAAAATCTGTTGGCGGTATCCATTCTGTTTGTGGTTTAAATAATGGTGTCTTCATTTCATGTCCTTCATTTTTTTAATTTCTAATTCACAATAATGTATAATCTTTTCTAAATCTTTTATCTTATCCTTTTTCATGTATCTGCAAACGTACTTCACAACACATCCTTGAAAGAACGAGAGGTTGTTTTTAGAAATAAATTCGTACGGCTGTATATGAAAATTTTTATAGTGGGATCCACCTATTTGTTTATCTTGTGGACTAATGTTATCAAATATACTTTTATCTGTCATATTTTATATCCTTTGTATACATCTTTAGGCCTAATGACATGTAAATGATTTTTCGTTCTAGTTGCACCAACATAGAATAATCTATTCTCATCATCAGGATTTTTTTCGTAGCTCTTTTGTGTGTTTCTAGATAGATCTGTCAGGAGAACTACATTGTCCTGCTCACCACCTTTAACTCCGTGTATTGTAGATAAAATAATTCTAGGATTAGAATTTAACTTTTCACCATTTTCCCTCATCCTTCTTATATACCTTATTTTCTTTTGAGGTGCATCATCAAAAGCTTCATACCAAACTTTATCTGTTTTCAACCACATTCTTTCTTTTAATCCAGACATTTGATATCTTGCGTCCTTATCCAAATATTTTATAGAATTTTTTTCAAAATTATTTTGTGTCATGTAAGATGCTATTCTTGATATTTGTTCGTGATTTATATCCACACCTTTACGCAAGTTTTCCCAGTCTGATATTGCTTTGTACAGGTCCTGTTCTTTATTAGTTTTAAATTTGTTCTCATAATACAACCCACGAGAATATAATTTTTCTTCTAGATCATTTAACATAAATCTTGTTCTAGCTAACACTAGCCAACTACCCTCTTTCATGTTAACTTGTTCAAAGTCATCATAATATGAAAGTAAACCTTTTTGCGTTTTTGGTCTCCAGTCTTTTGGTAATCTATTTTTTATTTTGTTTACTATCCTTGATGCAATATCATGAACTACCTGCGGTACTCGGTATGACTGCGTCAATTGCATTATCTTACCTGTTTGTGTAATAAAACTATCTACATCTGCACCAGCCCATCTAAATATGGCTTGATCATCATCACCTGCGATGTATGTATCATTTGTTTTATCCCATATTGATTTTGCCATAGTCCATTGTGTTCTAGATAAATCTTGTGCCTCATCTATGAATACAACATCAAATTTAGGTGATTTGTCTGATTTAATAAATTCTGTGATCATGTCTGTAAAATCTATTAAATTATAATCTTTTTTATATTGTAATAAATCGGAGACAAATTGTTTTAATTGTTTGACTGTTATGTCTTGAGTGTGTTCTTTTAAATTGTATTGTTGCTCTGGTGAAATACCTCGTAATTGTGCAAGTTGTGTTATTCTTAATAAATCGCTTTTAGTTGTAAATAATCCAGTATGTTCATTATCATATTCGTTATAATCTACGATCATGTTCATCTTTTTACCTAGATCTTCATAATGTCTTTTTTGCATTACGTTTTCTTTTTTGATTCCTAATTGTCTAAACGCTAATGAGTGTAAAGTTCTGAAGTATGGTAAATCATCTTCTGAATAATTAAATTTTGACATAGCTCTATTCCTGGCTTCGTATGCAGCTTTTTGAGTAAAAGAAAAATAACCTATTCTGTTTGGATCAGTTTCTTTTAAATATTTATCTACTTCGTTTAATAGTGTGGTAGTCTTACCTGTACCAGGTGGACCCAATACAATAGTTTTCAAAATGCATCCTCCTGCTTAAATTTTCTTTCTTTTATTTTTATTTGTTCTTTTTCAAACTCTGGTAATTTAATTACAGACAATTTCTTTTTACCTATTGTCATTCTTACGTGCTCACAATTACAATGCTCTAATAACCATAGTATTGTTATATCATATTTTTCTATCCATTTATGTCTATGTAAAAACTTGTGATAAAATTCACTAAAAATAAAATGATGATATTTATCTTTATTCCAAACATTTCCAGACTCCATGTCTTCTTTTGTTGAACCCTCTGCAGTTCTACTTGTGCAATAATTTTCTAAATGTTGTGATAGTTGTTCTAATTTAGATGCGCCTGCAGGTGCATCTACTAATTCTTTATTTTCTAAAAGTGTTTGCACTAATATGTCATAATCTTTTGGTTTTAATTTTGGAGGATATTTATATATTTGATCCATACATGCTCTTGCAAATAATCTTTGTTCTTGAAGTTGTTCTGATTTTAATTCTACTCTTTCTCCATCAACGTTCAACCTATAGATTGGTGGATCTAATTTAACTATTTGTAAATCACTCAATTGTGGAAATAATAATTGTGTACCTATACCAAATTTTCTAGTTCTACATAATTTTTTATCACAATGATCACACATTGGTTCTTCCGTACATTTAAATCCATACTCTTTATTATCTTTCTTTTTTCTTTCTATGACATCATCAGGTAATGGTGGATTAAAATATTTATGATTAAAAGTGCTTAACTTACCTCGCCACTCCTCTGGCCATTTCTTTTTTGCATAAACTGTATATTGAAATAAAATTCTATCTCTACCATCATCTAATTTCTCTCTAGTTAAAGATTCTAAACATGGTGGCCCATCATCAAATTCTGATGGTGCTCTTTTAATTTTTAAACTCTCTAATTCTTTAGGAGTAATTTGTATAATTTTTTCTAAAAAATCCGAAAGTGTAATTGCTTTTCCTTCAGAATCATAGCCATATCTTGTTGATTTTTCACAATTAAAGTATGGTAAATTAAGAAAATTTCCTGTATCATCTTGCGATTTTAATTCGATTTGTTTTGGAAAAACCTCTGCATTACCAAATCCAAGTATAGCACTAACCGATATTAATTTATCTCTCATAAGTTTTGCTGGTACAAACTCTGTGGTAAATAAAAATATATGTGCACCACCACTTTTAGACCTACAAACAACTAGTGGTAAGCTGTAAGTATTAATTTTTTTAATTATTTCTTTGTGATCTAGAGTATATTTATCAACATCAATACACCCCCATCTACATTTATTATCTTCGTTAATAGGTATGACACCTAGACTAGGTTCAATACCATTTAAATGATCTTCCCAATGTTTATCTGTAATTATTTCTCGTTTGACAAAAGATTTACCTTTGACTTTTAAACCATCAGCACCTTTTTTATCAATATAAGTGCAGCCATGTGCACGATGTAAACCATCAAATATTAATTTAAATCTATCCTTTTTTAAAATCATCCATATTCCTTTCCTTGCGGGGCGACTTCAGTCTCCCGTTGCCGCCCCTGGTTTCTTCCTTGGAAGATGTTAATATGGTGAATCGGATTTGGATTCTTGCTCACCGTGTTTAGCCTCTATAGCTCCTTTGGCTACACTTAAACCAAAATCTTTTGCTATATTATAAACACCGGAATCAGAAACAGGACCAACTCTTGCAACATCCCAACCAAACCAAGTGCCTTTGTCGTTAGACTGTTGCACTGTTTTTAGTTTATAAATGTGGCTGTAAGTTGGCGGAGTAAACATTCCATTTTTACCCTGCATCTTAAGTCCCATCATCATTGAATTCCATTTTCTACTAATTTTTAATTGAGTAGCTTTCATGGAAATTAAAGCTGTTGTAGGACTTTTACCTAATACGACTACAAAGTGACTCGCTGTGTTTTCAAGATAATTACCATTAGCTAATCTATCTTTATTAAACTTGTCTCTTGTAGTTGATGGTAAGTCATCTCCAGCTTGATATATTTTTACTGGAGCACCTTGACTTTCACCTCTATCTTGCCATTCGATATACTCTCTTTTGTAGTGTACCGGTATGACATCTATCCCCTTTTCGCCATCATAAATCTCGTTTGTTACGGTATTTATAATCATGCCAGGTTCTGCCCCTTCGACATGTTTAGCGTCCCTCTTATTACATTCAGGGGATAATTGGCCAAGAACTTTTAAGAACGGTAACGCAAGATCATCTTGCGTCATATTTAATCCCTGACCTGCATCAGCTTCAAAATTAACTGCAGCCAATGCTCCGTTCGTTTTTGTTGTTACATTACTCATGTTTATTGTTTCCTTTTTATTGTTGTTTTATTTCCAACATAAATGTTGAAAAGTTCCGTTGGCATGGGTTTCCCCGCCTCGATACGCTCACGGACTAGCGCTTTCAGGGTCATGGGCTCGACCTTCAGTTTTTGTGTCGGTTCGAGACCTTGACCCTTTGCAAGTTCGGCATAATCAGCCGCCTTGTTATCCTCGTTACGACCGAATGATACGGATATCTCATTTTTGATTATATCACCCAGGCCATTCTCACGAAGCCAGTTAAACGCCGCTTCTTTATTCGCTTGTGTAATAGTGGCGCTGTAATTTGTTTTAACTTCTACAGAAGATCCATCCTGTAGTTTTAGATAAGATAAACCCATTTCAGATAACATGGTTGGTATAACCTCACCCGATATGTGTTCTAAATTTTTTTTCTTTTGTTTAAGAGATGCTTCTTCTTGTTCTATTTCGTATTGGATAGCTTGCATAGTTTTTATTTTTTCTGCAAGTTTATTT